ATCCCGTCGTAGCTTGGTATACCACTACTCTAGTAACTTTTCTACCATCAGTCCCATCAGTCCCAGCGGTACCAGCGGTACCAGCAGTACCCGCAGTACCAGCAGTACCCGCAGGACCAGCAGGACCTGCTGTTAGGCCACAAATGTCCGCGCATAAGCACTCATCCTCAGGTAACTCTACAATTTGACACTCCCCTCCTATAGAAGATACAATAAGAGGGGGATGTCCTTCAGAACAGGCCACTAGTTATTACTCCTCCGCTTCTTCAGCTTCAGTTTCGTCATCTTCCATACTGAGATTACCACTCAGTAGGTCTGACATATCCTCTAAAGTCTTTAAAAAGTCTTCCTTAGTAATAGGAGGAGCTTCCATTGGATCCCCTGGAGGCTCTTCCTCATCGGACTGCTCTTCTGGTGGGGCTTCTGCTGTTTCGGGTGCGGGAGTTTCTGCCTCTTCTTTAACCTTTCTAACATACTGGCCTTTATTTTCTCTAGCTCGGAGAGCATCGTCTTCATGGTCATTATGGCAAGCGGGCTCCTTTTTCTCATCCTCTTCGGCTTCTTTACTTTGTGCATCTTGCTCTGGACTCAGGTTGTCTTTATTCCCATCTTTCTCTTCGGCATCCTTCTTCTTCTTCTTTTTCTTCTTATCAAGTAAAAGCTTTTCCTTAGTTTTTTCAAGAAGTTCCGTAAAGTTTACAGACTCTGAGAGGATGGTATCGAAGGAAAACTCCTCTACCAAAGTGAAATCGTTGCAGAAGATCTCATATCCGCAAGCTTCGAAGCACTCTTGCAAGATTTCATTGACATCAATGACCTCTACACCGTTCTTCTTCTTAAGCATAGAGCTTAATTCGGACAAGTTCTCTTTAATTACACTACCCTTAGGAGCCAATCTAGATAAAGCCTCAAAGATAACCATCTGAGTGTTAGCTAAGGACTCAAAAGTAGCAGTCTCCTTAAGATTCTGGACATTAATCCCGTATTTCTCATTGAGGAGGTTAATGACAACATGCTTCAGTGGTTTCTTCATCTCAAACAACTTCGAAACATAGGTTTTTACCTCTTTCGTAGATATTGGGGATGCATCTCCAATGCTCATTGAGTTGCTAACGCTTTCGAACAACTGCTTCTTAGTAGTGAGAGCCAGATAAGGAATGTCAATAATAGCAGTAATTAAGGATTCAAGGATTGTATCATCATCGTTGTTAAATACGTGACTTGCAAGGTTTCTCATGCTACTGTGAGTAGCCCAAACGTTCTCAAACCCTCTCTTAGATTCAAGCAGTTCTTTTTTGACCAATTCTTGCTTGCAAATCAGTTCATATACTGATTTTTCTACTCCTCGGGAGATAGTGTAAGACTTGTCCTCCTCCAACTTCTCATAAGAAATCTTAGGGAAGTTAAAAGCAGTAGAAACAGAATTTGAAAGCTTAATAGCATTTTCAATTTCCTTAACTTGTGTTATAGTCTCCTTGTTCTCAGATAAGAATTCAGTGAACTGAGGAGCTACTTCCATAAATCTTTGAAACTCAGGAGTATTAATAATAGTTTGGTTATCAGAAAATACTGAGGATTTCTCCTCTAGTCTCTTCTTTACACTCTCAAACTTAAGCCTGTTCTCCCACAAGGAGAGGATTCCATTAAAATTCGTGTCCGCCTCAGAGTAGTTATTAGAATTTAACTCCCCAACAAAGTAGGACACCTTTTCATTGACATGAGAATCAAAGACCTCATTATCAGTAAAGATACCAGAGTCTTGTACTTTTACATCCTCTAAAACGATGTCGGACCCAAAGGCATAGGTGCCCCGAATCACTTTACCGCTCTCTGTTAGATAGGCAACGTTCTTAGTTTCGCTATCAATAGAAAAAATCTCAAGGTTCTCTCGGAGAGATCTCCCTAAACAATCACCAAGCTTAATTAGATTGGTTACAGTGGTGTTTCTGTTTTCGAATAAATGATCAAACATTTCTCACTCCTTATTTACTTTATTATAGGCTAACTTATATAGTTAGGTTAATCTCCCATTATTTTGGTGATTTCTTGTATTTCTGGAGATAATCCTATCTACAGAAGTTAGTTTACTAGTTATGTCCCCTTCCTCGCTGAGAATCCTTTGTTTTAACTTAAATAAAGTATTTTCAACCTTGGAATCAACAGATTCCTTACGAACTTTAGATTTTTCAACTTCCATCTGGCGTTCGTGGTCTGCCTGTGCGGACCCCTCATCACGAGCAGCATCAGCATCTTTACCCATTTGGTCACGTTCCATGTCCATATCGGAACCTTGCTGATCCATTCCTTGTTGTTGAGAGGCCATATCCTGTTCTTGCGACATCTCTTCTTCTTTTTCTTTTTTAATCTCGTCTTCCAGATGGCTGATTTCTTGATCTGTCATATCGTAGAATTCTTTATAGATAGTAGATCTGGGGAAAATCCCCAAGCCCACCACCGCTTGAACAACTCTGGCTTTTTGCTCATCAATTTCCATCTTTCTCTTAGTGAAAACATCACTAGGATCAGGAAGCTGAATCCTAAGCTCTCTAATAAGGTTTGGTGGATACCCAACTAAGGCAAGGTGCCTTCTTGCGATCTGCTCTAACCCCATTTCAATTTGCTGCTGAACTCTCCCAATTACACGAGCAAACTTAGCATCAAGCTGAGACAGGTTAGCTTTTCTTTCTGGAGATTTATCCTTCTCCACAATGTAATCTTTAGGGACTTTAAGAGCAGCCAACAGTTTATCACGGAAGTAACGAACATCATCTACCTCTCCCAGGTTCTGAGCCCCTGGCAGAGTATCAATCTTGGTTCCTTGATTACCTCTAGTAGGCACAAAGAAATCTTCGTCAGCACTCAGGGGGTTATATCGTGAATCAATAGTCCCGCTATTAGAATCGTAGTACTTTTCCTTCTTAAACTTCTCTTTCACCTTCTCAATAAACATCTCAGCCTTAGTAGCTGGCATGTTTGCTACATCAATGTAGAAGATCCTTCGCTCAGGCGCTCTAGCCAAACGGTAGATTAACATAGCATCTTCCATAAGCTTTAGTGAGCGGAACACCCTAATCGCTAAAGCTGCGATAGATTTCCCGTAAGGATAATACCCAGGCTCCGATGTACGAAGTCGGAAATGAACAATCTGGTTTCTATCTAAAGTAATATACTTGCTCCCGACCATATCAGATGCTACACTACCATAAGCTGCCCAATCATCCTTATCTGGGATCTCTTGAAGGAAATCAGTAAGATACCCATATTCATTTTCAACTCTGATAATAAAGTTAGGGTTAAGTACTTTGATTCGTTGGATTCCTTTCTTTGGGTTATTAATATCAATAATTGTTTCCATGAAACAATCACCATACTTTACTGTATTACGGATAATATCCCAATAATCCCTGTCTAATTGGATATGACGGAACATATCGTTAATCTCATTAACAACCATCTGGTTATCGCTGAGGATCGTCCACCTATCATTCCTAAGATTTTTCTGAGTAGCATCATCTGCATAAATATCAAAAGCGGTTCCGATTTCTGGATAATCATCCATCTCTTCAAATCGTTTATACCGCTCTCTTCTACTCTTTTCAATCTCGGGAAGCTGCAAAGAGGTACGATTTAAAGTACCAATGACTGGCTGATTATCAGGCATTACCACATCAGCATTCTGAACCGTATCACCAGCGAGTGGGGCTTGTGGGGTTGGCCCGTCATCCGATTGCTTTGCTATATACGGAGCGGCTTTCGTCGCAAAGAAGCGAGCCAGGAACTGACCCAGCCTACCGCTTGGGTAGAAGTAAGGTCCTTGACGGCTATTTGGACCGCCCCCTCCGAAAGAGGTGTATCCTATAGCACCTTCATCAATTTTTTCGTTCTTTTTTACTTCATCAGCCATCGCATATCTTCCTCAAGTTCTTGATCCATTCCGTCAGTGATAATAGTTCTAAAAGGTTCTAATGGTTTAGATTCTACTTCGGTATTAGTCTTCATCTCTAAGGGCATACTCCCTCTTAATGTATGTAGTAGAAATACCGAACTAGAT